GCTAATTAAGCTTGCGCTCCAACCTTTCAAGCAAGGATGTTCTCTTGCTCGAAGACCCATCTATAGGCAAAACATCGATGTTACCATCGAGTATTGAGTATAGATTAGTTCCCATAATGCGACTCCACTTGTATAGTGTAGGAGCATGTTTGAGAACGAGGCTAAGAGATCTCTGGTCGAGATCGGGTATTTGTGTTATCCCATCGTAATGATGGGTAGCTTGAATACCATCAATCACCTTGTCGTTATAAAAATAACGATTTAGGTGATCGTCGTAGCCCATCCGGTAGCTTCCTGTTAGAGGTGAGACCATGTTGAGATACTTTTCAACACGGTCTTCTAACGGCAACCCTTTCGGGTTGAATCCTAGGCCACCTAAGAACTCTGGGATGTCTTGAACTTTAGACACCACAGATCTTTGACGAGACCTAAGGATATGAAGCCCCCGCGGACCAAGAAGTCGCACTACATCAATAAAGTTGTCGTCGGAAATATGACGCCATTTCAGTTGAGGTAGGATGTCGTCTGTGAAGATAAGCTTCCCAGCAAATTCTCCACAGATATTTGATGATAATGTTTTTGCCTCGGAAACGGGGCATTGCAAAATCTCTAGACATTCGCGATACTTTTGGTTCAGAGAGTCATCAAGAAGGATTACATCGTCTCCCAAAACGAAGAAAGCATTGTTATGCTTGAAATCGTTAAGATAGAATAGAAGTAATCCATGAGTGAGAGCAAAAGAAGCAAACGAAGGGTATAAACCCAACGGTTGTCCTTTTGTCCAATGAATGGAATCGCCTTGGAAATTCCAAGGTGATCTCGATAGCATAGAAAATAGCCCTATGTAATCGTGGGTGGAAACCACACACTCTTTCAGCACATCGGTCTGGAGTGACAGAGGAAAATAATCTGTTGCCCCAGATAAATCGATGCAATGAACTTGAAGACCCTTTGAGAGGTGTTCCTGTACTATCAGGTTAGACTTACTCTGATCATGGGTGCAATCCCATGGCAACTTTACTAGCTTGTGGTACAGAGCATCTCCAAGCGGTTTAAGCATCGCTTGGTAGACCCGATTCGGGTTTGCGACGGCTCTCAATTTAAAGCCGGGCTCCTGAATGAGTCCTATCTTTCCTACATAATCATATTGATTACCCTTCTTGGTATGGCCGTTACTCCAACCATCCCAACCAGAGTCCTCATATGATGACTGGAAAGAGCCTGACTCTCCGTTCAAAACATGTTTCAAGATACTTGAATATTTTGATCGGATAGTACTACCTGTTTTAGTAAGGTAGAGGGTGAGATATTGAGAATTCCAATACTCTTCCTCAGGATATGTCTTCCCATTCCAATGGGGGACACGCTTTCCGGTACTGGGTTGGTAAATCCAGTATGGGGCAGGATCTCCAACAACGAGTCTACCTACAACCTTGCGGGCTGCTTTCCGGACACCCTCAACTATATCATTGGGTATTGATATAGGTTCGCTATGGACACCATCCAAAAACTTTTTAAGCTGCTTCTCAGTAGCTTCGGGAGATACCCAGGTGGTGTAGGACCTCAACAAAGTCGACACAGCAAATCGTGCCTTCTTTGAGGAATTTGAGTGCCTAAAGAGGAACCCTATTACTCCTGATGGTAAACCATCAGAACCTTTAGAGTACCACTTACCAACAGCTGGCAACCCGGCTTTATACCGAATCCAATCAGTATAAATATCTTTACACCGGGAAACCGTCCACTCTTTACCAGAATTAACTACCCACTTGTTAATACAAGAAAAGTAGTCAACAATGACAGATCGTGGTAATGGTAGCGCAGCAGCGTAACAGCCTAACTCTCCATCAGACCTTTTCAGGACCTCCTTAAAACAGGGGTTCATAACTATACTCCTTAAAGGATACTAGTGGTCTTATTGGAGCCGACAGGCTACAACAGGAAGCGTAGCTCATCCGAGTTACCAATCTTACAAGGTCATTAAAATGTTAACCGCTTCGATATCACATTTTGGGATATCAACAAGCGACATAGATGACACTTCGGATAGGATTAGCTGAACCCTTTGCACAATGAGCAGATTAATCGCTTTTTGGACAGAGGGAGGCACGTCAGAAGCATTAGGAGCTTGATCGGCTATCATCTTCCTTAGAGCTTTCAAAGCTCTGAGCTGGGTTAAAGCCTTTCCAAACTTAGAATCATCTTGTTTGGATACTTGATACTCCAAATCCCAATTATCAGAAATGATAGTAGGGAAGTCTTCAGTTTTCATAATAATCTCCTTAGAGGTTGACAGGATGG